TGGCTGGAGGCCAACGGCCACGTCGAACTGGCGCCGGATGGCACCCCGCTGCGCTTTCCCGGCGTGCTGCTGGACGTGGACGCCCGCCGGGCCCTGGCCGACGAGCGCGACCGCGCCCTGGCGGACCTGCGGGACCTGACCGCCACCCTCGAGCAGCGGGTCGAAGAGCGCACCGAAGAATTGCGCCGCTCGGAAGAGGCCCTGCGTCAGTCGCAGAAGATGGAAGCCGTGGGGCAACTCACCGGCGGCCTGGCCCACGATTTCAACAACCTGCTCGCCGGGATCTCGGGCAGCCTCGACCTCATGAGCCTGAGAATTGGCCAGGGGCGCTTCACCGAGCTGGAAAAATACCTGACGGCTGCCCAGAGCAGCGCCAAGCGCGCCGCGGCCCTGACCCACCGGCTGCTGGCCTTCGCCCGCCGCCAGACCCTGGCCCCGGAAGCCACCGAGGTCAACCAGCTGGTAGGCGGCCTGCTCGACCTGGTGCAGCGCACCGTGGGACCGGCCATCCAGGTGCAATTCAGCAGCCTGCCGGACGACCAGCCCCTGCTGGTGGACCAGTCCCAGCTGGAGAACGCCCTGCTCAACCTGTGCATCAACGCCCGCGACGCCATGCCCAAGGGCGGGCGCATCCTCATCGCCGCCAGTCATCGCACCCTTGGCGAAGCGGATACCCGCGACTTCGAACTGGCCCCCGGGCGTTATCTGCATCTGAGCGTGACCGACAGCGGCAGCGGCATGACGCCGGAAGTCGCCGCCAAGGCCTTCGAGCCCTTCTTCACCACCAAGCCCATGGGGCAGGGCACAGGCCTGGGGCTGTCGATGATCTATGGCTTCGCCCGCCAGTCGGGCGGTCAGCTGCGGCTGCGCTCGATACCCGGCGAAGGCACTACCGTCTGCCTGTACCTGCCCCTGCGACCGGTGGAGCGGCCGTGCGGCTCGCCTCTGGCAGACGGTCAGCCCTGTCTGCTGGAGGGCGCCAATGCCACGGTGCTGGTGGTCGACGACGAACCCACGGTGCGCATGCTGGTGACCGATCTGCTGCGCGAACTGGGCTACGTCATCATCGAGGCCGCCGATGGCGCCGGCGGCCTCGAGGTGCTGCATTCCGATGCGCGCATCGACCTGCTGGTCACCGACGTCGGCCTGCCCGGCGGCATGAACGGTCGTCAACTGGCCGACGCCGCCCGCCTCCGCCGCCCGGCGCTCAAGGTGCTGTTCATCACCGGCTTCGCCGAAACCTCGCTGCTCAGCGACGGCCACTTGGAGCCGGGCATGGCGATCCTGACCAAGCCCTTCGCGGTCGAGGCCCTGGCGCAGCGGGTGAAGGGATTGGTGGCGGGGTAGGTTTCGCGCGCGAAACCCCTTTGGCAGGGCCCGGAAACGCAACGGCCCCCAATCAGCGTGTCCGCAAGGACTGATTGGAGGCCGTCTGGATCTGGAGCGGGCGAAGGGAATCGAACCCTCGTCATGAGCTTGGGAAACTGCTCCGCCTAGAATCTCAGGCTGATTCATGAAGTGTCAGATTGGCGCTGGAAGCCAGTAGAATTGCGGGTTTCCACATCCTTGGGCTGTCTCACCTCGTCTCAGGTGAAACCACCTTGATTCCGGCGAACGGCCCCCAGAAACGGACCCCAAACATGCTCACGGAAAAGCAGATCCGCGCCCTCAAGCCGCGAGAGAAGGAGTACTCGGTTTCAGACGGCAGGACTGCCCGGGGCGAGGGTGTCCTGGTGCTCCGGGTGCGCCCCAACGGCGCCAAGGAGTTCTATTACCAGCGCCGAATTGGCGAGCAGAAGAGCAAGCGCAAGCTGGGTAACTGGCCGGCATTGACGCTGACGGATGCGCGCGATCGCTGCCGGGACGAAAAGGAGCTGGTGGCGGCCGCTGGCACCTTCCAGGAGCTGCTGGATTCGTATCTGGCGAAGCTGGAAGGGGAGGGGGCGGCCTCGGCTGGTAATGTGGCTTGGTCGTTTCGGCATTACGTCTGCGAGCCATTCCCGGGACTGGTGAAGCGGCCGGCATCGCTGATCGGTCCTGCGGACATTCGGGACATCATCAGCCGGATGATCGATAACGGCGTCACTACCTACTGCAACCGAGTGCGATCGCAGCTGCACGCAGCGTTCCAGGCGGGACTTGAGCAGGAATACAACCCACGTAGCTATCTGCAGGTGAAGGTGCGCTTCGGCCTGCAGAGCAATCCAGTGGCCAGCATCCCAGTGCAAGATGACTGGGAGCAGCCTGGAGACCGGGCGTTGTCGAAGGTCGAACTCCGGACGCTCTGGCAGCTGCTGCCGGAGAAATTGTCTCTTACCACCGCCGAGCTGCTCCGCTTCCTCATCGCCGCCGGAGGTCAGCGGCCGGAGCAGTTGCTCGCGTCTGATCGGTCGATGTACCACGACGGCCACCTGGTGATTCGCAGCGCGAAGGGCCGGGTCCAGGGGGAGCGGCAGTTGCACGTGGTGCCGTTCAACGAGCCGATGCGTCAGGTGCTGCACACGATGGCCGAGATCGATGAGCAGAGTACCTATCCGTTCCAGGGCCGGGTCCTGGGCCAGCCGCTCAACGTGCAGTCACTGTCCAGGGCGGTGACAAAGCTCTATCAGCGGCATGAGAAGGCATTCGCCGGGCCGTTCACGCTGCGCGACCTGCGACGGACCTGCAAGACGCTGATGGCCAGCGCCGGGCTGAGCAAGGAGTTGCGGGACCGGATCCAGGGGCACGCCTTTAACGACGTATCGTCGAAGCACTATGACCGCTATGACTACTTCGAGGAAAAGCGGGCCGGTCTGCAGGTGTGGGCTGAGTGGTTGGAGCGGAACGTCAGCAAGTAAAAGGGGCTGCTCACGCAGCCCCGCCCTGCCATCTCATCGGGTCGCTTTGCCATCCGGCAATGGCCGACTCCCGCCAGCCGACCCGGCCAGGGGTAATGTTGACCGGCGGCGGAAACTGGCTGGCCTTCACCAGTCGCCAGATGGTGGCGCGAGAGAGAGAGGTCACCGCGACCACCTCTTCCTCGCGCAGAAATCTATCCAGCTTGCTGGCCATTGGTCTCTTCCTCACGTAGGCGCCGGTACTGACGGCGCATCTCTTGAATCAGGTTCTCAGCCGCGGCAGCGCCGCGGTACTTGGTGATGGTTGCCCGCAACTCTTGGACCCGCTCGGGCGAACTGTAGCCCTTACCGATCCAGGCGCGCGCCTCGGCCTCAAGGAGCTGTTGGACGTCCTCGATCGGCATTACCTGGCCTGCTGATCAGTGGGCTGCTGGTAGGAATGCTCCAGCGATGCCACTCGGCTGGCTTCGCTCTTGGCGCAGTCCAAGCGGAGGGCATGGACGGACAGGGCCTGGATCAGCTGGTGGGCTTCGTGGCGGGCGTCGTGCAGGGCGTGGTGGCGGATGCCCTCGAAGTCGCGCAGCTTGGCAGCGGGGTACAGGTCCAGCAGGGTCCGCAGATCTCGCTCCTCGCGGTGGTGCCAGGGCACCAGGTTGTCGCCGATGCGGTAGGCGTTGCCCAAGATGATGCAGTCGAAACTGGGGCTGTTGCCCCAGATCCGTCGTTCCACGTCGGCGAGATAGCCGTCCTGGTCGGCTTTAGGCGTCGATTGCTGCAGCAGCCAGGCGGAGAAGAGCACCAGCGCGGCCCGGATGTCGTCCCGATCGCGGCTGCCGTCGATCTCGGCCCGGGCCTCGGGCGACTGCTGCCACCACCATTCGATGGTTTCGCTGTCAGGCACGGCGCCGCGGGCGATGGCGGATTCCAGGTCGACGCGGCTGTAGAACTCGCCGGCGATCGCCGCGGTGGCGGTGCCGGCACCGGTCACGGCAACGGCGCCGATGGACAGGATCGGGGCGTTGTTGCCCTGGCCGAGGGTCTCCAGGTCGATGACGATGTCGATGCGGTGCTTCATGCGCTTGCTCCGGTGTGCTGCTGGGCCGGCTTGGCCAGGGTGGTTTCGATGACCTCGGCGTCCTCGGCGGTCAGGGCGCCGAGGGTGTTGGCCATGCTGGCCAGGGCGAGGAGGTGGATGCGATCGCCGCTGGAGCGGCTGACCTGGTAGCGGATGACCGCCTCGCCCAGCAGGGCGGTGGCCTGGCAGCGTTGCACCAGGGCCGGGTGGAGCGTGATAGGCTGAGCATTGCTACTGCGCTGGTTTACGTTAGGCATGATGTTTCTCCAGTGGTGGTGGTCGGCCTGGGCGAGTTGGCGCTCCCCAGGCCTCTTTCTTTCCGGCGTCCCTTCAGCGGATCCGGACCTTCTCTCCTCGATCACGAACAGTTGGGCGCTCCCGGCCCTCAAGCCGCCTCCCGGTTGTAGTCGCGGCGGGCGGCGTCGTAGTGGCTGGGCAGGATCTCCTCAGCACCGTCGATCCAGCCGGCGCTGGGCTTGCCGGCGGCGACGTTGGCCAGGTGCTTGTCCTGGTCGATGCAGAAGCCCAGGCAGAAGTAGGCCGAGCCGTGCTGGGTGAAGAACAGGCCGCCGCTGAGCAGCAGGTTGCCGGTGTTCACGCCCAGGCGATCCCAGAACGCATGCACGTCGAGCGACGCCGGGCAGTGCTCCTGCCACAGCTGGACCAGACGCTGGTGCTCGACCTGGAGGGCTTCGCGCTCTGCCTTGGGCATGCCCTTGGCCGTCTTCGGCTTGACGCGCAGGCGGCGGAAGCCCCACTGATCAGGTCGGCACCAGTGGACGTCCAGCTCCTGGCCTCCCTTGAGCTTTATGCCGCCGGGCATGACGTCGGTCGTGGAGCGCAGCAGGGCGACCTCACCGCCGAAGGCCTCGCCCAGACGATCAGCAGCGAGCCGCAGGGCTTGGCGCTGGTTGAAGCAGTCCTGGACGATGGCGACGACTGCAGGGTCTGTGGAGCGGTAGTGGTATTGCTGCATGGTGTCTCTCCTTGGGGTGGGCGGATCAGGGCTTGAAGTGCCAGCACTTCACGTTGGGTTCTTTCTTCTCGCTCAGGGGGTTGCGCAGCATTTCGCGGGTGCGAATCGCGCTGGACGTGGAAACGTTGATGCCCAGGAGCTTGTGCCGGCGGCAATCGGGCAGCATGCGGCGCAGGGTGTTGAGGTCCGGGATCTTCTGCTTGAACTCAGCGGCCTTCTCGGCGAACTGGTTGAGGTTGATGGCGATCAGCTCGTCGGGCTTCTTGGCGTGGTTGACCATGGCGTGGTCGCCGCGCGATTCCAGGTAGTCGTACACGGCCCAGAATTCGTCCAGCTCGGCTGGATCGGCGCTGATCGCGCTCTGGCGCTCCATGGCCATCTGCAGCAATTGCTGATCACAGGCAGCCAGCTGGGTCTCGCTCAGCGGCAGGATCAGGGCCAGGCAGTCCACCAGGGCCAGGATCATGGCGTGGTTCTTCACCACCCGGGCCGAGCGCAGGGCGCTCATCTTGCGCAGCCGCTGGCGGTGGTGCGGATAGCGCTCGGCGAATAGGGCCATGACCTGGGGCTCGGCCTTGATGGCCTTGACCAGGAAGTGGCTCAGCTCCTCGATCTCCATCAGGTTGATGGCGTCCGCGGCCGCGCTGCTGGCCTCGGTGATCTTGGGCTTGGTGAAGTGCAGCTTCACGATCCGCGAGAGGATGGCTTCGTGGCCCGTAACCGGCGCGTTTTGGCTGATGACGATGGTCCCGCGGAAAGGCGGCTCGTAGGTTTCGTTGGTGTTGTTCTTGACGCCGCGGGTCCGCAGCAGACCGCCGCCGAAGAAGTCCTTCAGCTCGTCCCAGTCAAAGCTCTTGGTGTTGGCGGCATCGCTGTTGCGGTCGCCCTCGAGGAGCACGACCGGCATGCCGGCAACCTGGCCCATGGCGCGGCTGCGGCCAGAGGCCGAGCCCTTGGTCGGGTCGAAACCTTCGTAGTTGCGGCCGAACAGCTTCCAGATGAAGACCAGCAGGGTGGACTTGCCGGCGTCGGGCTCGCCAGTCACTTCCAGGAAGGGAAAGCTCTCGTATTGGCCGCGGATCTGCTCGGCGAACAGGGAGCCGAACCAGTAGGTGAGGGTGATCAGGCCCTTGGCACCGAAGCATAGCCAGAGCTTGGGCAACCAGTCTTCGCGGTAGCCGGTGCTATCGGGCTGCGCCTTGATCTTCAACAGCGACGGGGACTTCACCCGGCGCTTGCCCAGCTCGAAGTAGTCCTCGCTGTTGGCCTTCACCACGTTGCCGTTGTGGCAGGCGATGTCGTTGAAGATGTAGGCCTGGTGGTCCTTGCTGTAGCCCATGAAGTCGATGGTCTCGACGGTCTTCACGCCCTCGGTTTGGGTGATGACGATCTGGTCCAGGTGCTTCTGGGTGCCGAGCCAGGTGGCGCCGGCGTGCAAGAGCTTGGCCTTGAATTCACCGCTCGAGGCCATCTGCTTGGGCGTGAAGGCCAGCTTCTCGGCCGGGCCGTCGTGGGGCGGGTTGACGCGGAGGTAGTACCAGGCCTCGCCGGTGGATTCGCTGATCTGCTTGTATAGGGTCTCGAAGTTGCAGTTGGCCAGCAGCTTGAGCGAGCAGACGTTCTCCAGGGCGCGGCGGCGGGCGCTGTTTTCGTTGAGCATCCGGTCCTCGGGCTCGTCGCTGTCCAGGATGGCGCGCTGCTCTTCGTCCAGCTTGCTGAGGTCGAACTTGGCCCAGTACATGCGGTTGCCGAAGTCGAAGTAGAACTCGCTGCTCGCTTCCTCGAATCCGTAGATCCGCAGCGCTTTCTCCTTGGGGGAATCGGCCAGCAGCAGGGTGCCCTGGTGGTGGGCGATCTCCAGGTCACGCTCAATGCGGTCTTTGCGCTTGTCCTCTTTCTCGAACATCCAGCGCTGGTGCAGATCGTTCCAGTCGACCTTGCGGCCACCAGGTTGCGGAATCTGAGCGGCTTCCTGGTTGCGATAGCCGAGATCCTTGGCCAGGCGTACCCACTTGCGGATGTTCTCCCGGGCGGTCGGCTCGTTATCCAGGGCCCAGACCAGTTTCGGCAGCTTGGGGCCGCGGGTACGGGCCAGCTCCTTGAGGGCTTCCTCGGGGAAGGGCGCGCTCGACATCATGGAGACGGCGTGGATGCCGTGATGCAGCAGGGCGATGGCGTCGAAGATACCCTCGACGATCCACAGCTCCTGGACCTGCAGCAGGTCGACGGTCGGCGGCACCCAGAGCTTGCCCTTGTAGCTCCAGGCCGGCTTGAAGCGGGCCTTTTTGCTGCCGAAGCGGTTCGGGCGATCGATCAGCCGTTCCCAGTAGCCGCCGGCGGGCATTTCAAAGCGCACGGTGGCCGAGCCGATGCCGAGGTCGCGGTCCCAGTAGTTTTCCTGGGTGTACCAGCCTTTGATCAGGCCCAGATCGAAGCCGCGGGCGAACTGGAGGTAGCCATCGGCACTGGCGGCCGGGGCGTCGTTGGTGGGCTTGAAGCGCTCGGACCAGTCCTCGAACAGATCGCTATAGAGCTCCTTGACGTGCCAGGTCTGGCCACACTTCGCCTCGCGGCCGCACTTCACCACCCAGGGATTAGCGTGGCTGGTGAAGAGTTCGGTCTTGTGGCACGCCGGGCAGGTGCCCTTGCGCATGTAGTCCGTGCCGTTGATGTGCCGCAGGCCGAGGTCAGCCTCGAGGCGCTGCAGCACGTCGGCGCGGAGCTGGTGATCCATTTGGTACATGCTCAGAACTCCGCCGGCAGGCCGGTACCCAGCTCGCGGATCAGGCGCAGGCTGGGGCCCTGGTGGCGTTCGGCATCGGTGGCCAGGACATTGAGAGCCCGTGCCAGCTCGCGCAACTCGGCGGGGGTCCAGTAGTCCTCACGGCCGAGGGCCCCACCGTTGGAGACGACCAGAGGGAGGCCGGCGGGGCTGCGCCGCAAGGTGACATCGAGTTGGCTGCGCATCAGTTGGCCTCCTGGGTGGCGAGCTGAGCACGGATCAAGCGGGCGGTCTGGTCGGCGGCGAGCTGGGAAGGGAAGCGGCGGAGGATGGCGGCGCGGCGGTTGGTGACGTCCTCGATACGCACGTAGCGCGGCTCACCCCAGTGCTGCTGGACGGTGTAGTCGGCTCGGCCTTGAAGCCAACGGGCGAAGGCTTCGGCGGCTTCGGCCGGCAGCTCGAGGTGGACGTTGAGGGTGTTCGGCATGATGTTTCTCGCTGCAAAAAGGCGCAGTTCACCCATACCCACGCAAGGCGGGCATGGATTAGGTATTCAGGGGCTTAGCGGGAGGCGTTCTGTCGCGTGCCTGGGTCTTCGTCGATCAGGGCGTCGAAGATCTCCACGACCGGAATGCAGTAGCGCAGGCCAGTGGCCGGGTTGACCAGGACGACGACGTCGCCGGTGCTGGCATCGATGTCCAGGAAGCGGTGACCCTTGAGGGCTTCGAGTTGGTCGTTGGCGCGAGTGACCAGTCGCTCGGCGGTGTGCTGCGGCACGCCCATCAGCTGCAGGTGCGCGGCGGCAGCATCCTGCAGGGCCTGGCTGCGGCCAAGGTGCTTGGCTTCGTGGTTGCGCAGGTAGGCCAAGGCAGCGGCCTGCATGGTGTCGAGGTAGTCGGCGGGGTGGTTGGTGGTGGTCACGATGCGATGTCCTCTCTGACGTGCTGCTGGTCTTCTTCGTGCTCTTCCTGGAGCAGATTGAGCTGCTCTTCACGGACGGCCAGGTTGTTCTCGTATACCTTCTGCGCCATGGCAGTCAGGTGGCTGTTGCTTGGGGGCAACTCGCATGCCGGCGCATTCGGCAATCCGCTCGGGCTGGCCAGGTGAGTCAGCTCGGTGTGGGCATAAAACGACGCGCTGCAGGGCGCGAAGTGACACTGGAAAACCTGTTGCCGCAGGAACACGTGGGCAAACCAGCTGGTCCGGCAGACCAGGGGCGCACCACAAAAGCAGCACCAGAATTGCCCCTTCTTCTGTTTCTTGAACAAAGACATCTATCTTCCCTGCCGCCTGTGGCGGCTCCGGCCTAGCCGGTTTCTGGCGCTCCGCGCCGACTTCGGGCCCGCTGTCCTGGCAGGCTTTCAGGGTTCGCCCTTCGGCTAGTGTTTTCGGCCAGATGACCTGGCCGCGTGCAGCGTGATCACCGCCCACACTTCTTCCTCGCGTGCTGCCATATGCCGGCGATGCGCGCCAAGAATCTGCTCGATCTCTTTCTCATCGATGACGCCATCCTCGAGGGCCTGGCCGATGATCTGGTCCACCAGGCCACGCTTGACGGCGGTCTTAACCGAGCGAGCGTAGAGGTCCAGGTTGTCCAGGTCGCCGATCTCAGCCTGGCGCACAAAAAAGCCGCCGTACTGAGAGGCCAGGTAGTCCACCAGGTGGGTGGTGCCGGTCTCCTGCTCGAGCAGCAGGATCTGGGCGTCGCTCAGCGGGCGGCAGCCGGCAGTTTCGTAGGCGTGGTTATCGAACTTCTTGAGCGGCAGGCCGAGGCGGGCTGCGGCGCACTCGCGGCCGCCTGGGTAAGCGCAGATCACGGCGCTGATGACCTGGCGGCGGGTTTCTAGGGCGGGGCGTTTCATCTTCCAGTATCTCCCTGGGCCGGATGGCCCTATCGTTCCGCCACAGGTGAGGTCTCGCCGTCTTTGATGCCGAGCAATACGGCAGCACGGTGCGACTCGCCTCGCAGGCACTTTTTCTGGCCGTTGAGCACCGCGTATACCGTGCTCGGGGTCAGTCCGTTCTGTTGCGCCCATTCCTTGGCGCTCAACCCGAGACGCTTCAGGCGGTCGCGCGCAGCGTCACAAGCTTGCTCTGTTGGGTATCCGTTCGGCATAGTTCGGCTTCGTGTGATTACGTGTGGTTTCGTGTGAATTCGCCGCTAGTGTTTCCCTATATACGGGGAGTGTCAAGGGTCTAATGGACGATATGTTGGGAATTGGGTCTCGGCTGCGGGAGGAGCGACTCCGCCTCGGTCCCAACCAGACGGATTTTGGCGCTTCCCTAGAGGTTGGGAAAAACACCCAGTACGCCTACGAAAAAGGGGAAAGAACGCCTGATGCGCTCTATCTTCTGAAGGCAAAACGTCTCGGCATCGACATTTGGTACGTGATGACTGGCGATCGAATGCCCGCCCTTGAGGCTGCACTGTCGGATGACGAGCGAGAGCTCGTTACCTATTTCCGGGGAATGTCCGAAATCAGCAAAGACGCCGCGCGCCGCATGGCCTTCGCCCTGGCTGCAGCAGACGGCGCACTGGATTCCGGCAAGGCGTAGGCCCTGTCGGCCCCGGCCATGGGGGCCGGGAAGCATGGATTCCACAAGGAGTAGTTCCATGACCCATCACCATCGCTCGCTCGCGAGCTGCCTCCCTGCCTCCTTTTCAGGAGGTGTCGCATGGCGCTGACACCCTGTAAGACCTGTAGCCACCATGTGGCGCCGACCGCCAAGGTTTGCCCTGGTTGTGGGGTAAAGAATCCTGGTATCCGTCTGAAGCACTACTTCTACGGCCTAGCGTTCGTCACGGTCGCAGGTTGGTTGTTCATCAAGTTCCTGGGTACGCCGTCCACGGCACATGGCGAGAAGATCACGGCAGAAGAGTACGGCCAGGAATGGCCCTTTACCGTGCCGGCCGTGCTACTGGATTGCGAGCCACCGGCGTATACCGTCGTGCGCGTTGGCGACACCACATACGCTGTCAATGGCTCGGCACGGTCCAAGGCAGCGAAGATGGGCTGGCATGACTTGACCGAGATCTGGCGCGACGATCCAAAATCGGTTGGTACTGGCACGACCTGGAAGGTCCCGCCACCTACGGAAATGATCCAGCGAGCGCTTGCCCGCTGTCCCAAGCACTGATCTGCAAGCCCGGCCTCTAAGCCGGGCTTTTCGCATTAAGTAATCCCTAAGGGTTGGCGACCTACGTCACAAAATGTACTGTATACAAATACAGTAATGTGAGGGGCATGCAACCATGGAGCAGGTGAGTTACACCCAGGCTGAGCCGCGACAACGTCGAGAAGACGCTGTGCGCCTGGTGGAGGTCGAGCGAGAAATGCTCGATGCCTTCCGTCACCTTTCCAGCGCCGATCAAGGGCGCATCCTGCTGTTGACGCGCAGCCTGCGTTGGGCTGCCGGTCCCTTACCTCCCTGCAAGTAGACACCACTCGTCGCTTCGTCTGTTGACCGCTCTCTAAAGCCAGCACCTATACTGTTTAAACGTACAGTATCAAGGTGCCATCATGGATGCTTTCAAGACACGGGGTCGTAGACTTGCGCAGCTCGCGCTGTCCCAGGCGCGGCTGAAGATCACCGGCTTCCAGAGCCCGGCCGAGGATCACGTGCAGCTGCCACTCTCGATCGATGAGGCGATTGGCTGGGGCGCACCCAACCTTTGGCTCTGGCTGGTGAACAGCGAGGCCCTCGCGGGGCTGAGCATCCATCAGGGGGATGTCCTGGTCGTGGACCGTGCCGGCGATGTCGAGCCCGGGCGAGCGGTGATCGTGGTGGCCGACTGTGAGCACCGGCTCTGCACGGTGCTGACCACCCAGGAGCGGCAGCAGCTGCTGGCGACGATAGGGCGCGATGGCCATCCGCGGCCGCTCGACCTGATCGGCGAGGTGGAGCTCTGGGGCGTGGTGGACTTCCTGATGCGAGATCTGCGGCCATGAGCGTCTACGCGTTGATCGACTGCAACTCCTTCTACTGCAGCTGCGAGCGGCTGTTCCGGCCAGAGCTGAACGGCCGTCCAGTGGTGGTGCTGTCGAACAACGACGGATGCGTGATCGCCCGGAGCCGGGAGGCGAAGGCCCTGGGCATAGGCATGGGTGTGCCGTACTTCCAGAATCGAGCCTTCCTGCGGCAGCACAACGTGGCCGTCTTCAGCTCCAACTACGAGCTCTATGCCGACGTGTCGAATCGCGTGATGCGCACTATCCAGGGGATGGTGCCGGACCTGGAGGTGTATTCCATCGACGAATGCTGGGCGGATCTCACCGGTATGCCGGGCGACCTCGACGCGCTCGGCCGGGAGATCCAGGCGCGGGTCCGACGCTGGGTCGGCATCCCGGTTGGCGTGGGAATCTCGACGACCAAGACGCTGGCCAAGCTGGCCCAGTGGGCCGGCAAGACCTGGCGCGCGACGGGAGGGGTAGTGGACCTCACCGACTCTCTCCGGCAGGGGCGCCTGCTGCCGCTGGCACCCGCGGGTGATGTGTGGGGCGTGGGCCGGAAGCTGACAACTCGGCTGCAGGGGCTCGGGATCACCACGGCAGAAGAGCTGGCCCGGGCCGACCTGCGGATGCTGCGCAAGGAGTTCTCCCGCGTCCTGGAGCGGACGGCGCGAGAGTTGCGCGGCGAGCAGTGGATGCGCCTGCATGAAGCGCCGCCGCTGAAGAAGGAGATCATCAGCTCGCGGATGTTCGGCCACCGGGTGTACCGCCTCGAGGCACTACGGGAGGCGCTGGCCACCTACGTGACCCGGGCGGCTGAGAAGCTACGGGAGCAGGGGTCGCTATGCTCCACGCTGCTGGTGAGCATTCAGACAGGCCAGCACGAACCCGAGGAGCGCCGCTACTACCGCAGCATCGGTATCCAGTTGGCGCACCCGACTGATGACACGCGCACCCTGGTGCAGGCCGCGCTGGCTGGGCTGGACCCGATCTATCGCGAGGGCTACGCCTACTCGAAGTGCGCGGTGGTGTTGGGCAGCATTGTCCAGACGGACGAGTTCACGTCGGACCTCTTCGCCCCGGCCGGGCAGGGGCGGCCGAGTGAGCTGATGCAGGTGGTGGACCGGATCAACGCGCGGTACGGGCGGGCGGCGCTGCACGTGGGGCGGATGCCTGCCGATCCGGGGTGGCAGATGCGGCGGGAGCTGTTGTCGCGGGGGTATACGACCCGGTGGGGGGAGCTGCCGCTTGTCAGCTAAATGGAGACTTAACTTTTCTCCAAAGTCGCCGCACTGTACCAGGCTCTGGAGTCATAAGTTTTGTGAGTTCAGCTTTAATAAGCTCATCAACCTCATTAGTCCGCGTGCCCAATTCTAGATATAGCGCCTTAAGATCAATAGCGGCTAGGCCCATGCCATTCAATTCGCCATACGTTTTGAGATAGAAGTCGTAAGCCTTATGAGGGTTAAAAGCTTCTGTGACGTAGTGCATCTGTTGATCTTTTAGCGCGTCGCGATTGCTTTCTTTTTGAGCGAATGCACGCGCGGTCTTGATTTGTTCGTTATTTAGATTTGTTTGTTCCACTAAGCCCTTGGCACGAGCATACCAGTGAATAATGGCTTCGGTGGCAGCGGGGCTAATCTTGGTTAAGCCCGCTGGTGCGCTATCAAAGAAGACGAAAATATTCTTACCTATCGGCATGCTTTCAAAAATTGCCTGGCCATGCTCAAGCTCATCAAATGAATTCTCCATCTCTGACTTATATATTTCCCAGAGCTTGGTTATTTCAGACTGGATGAGTTTAATTTCATTGATGGCTTGCTCGTTTTCTTCCTTTTTCTTTTGCTTGCTCTGCAATCCATGCGCCAATAATGCGCCACCGAGTGTTGTAACGCTGCCAATAATCAAGCTGACTAGATCGACCGTTCCATCTGCCACTGTCTGCAACCCTTGCCATGAGTGAGTTTTTAACTAGCCCCTTCAGTCTGCATTTTTTTCCATTCCCGCTCCACCGCCCGCTTCGCCGTTGCCTTGGTGGCGTACAGGTGCCTGAGCCGCCGTGGCTTGCTCTGGTCGCCTTCGGTGAGGGTGTGCTCCTTGCCGGTCTTGGGGTCGCGGTAGTAGGCAATGATGCCGGTGTAGTCGTCCTGGATCTCGTCGACCAGGTCGGCGACCAGGTCCTCCGGCAGTTTGGCTTCCAGCTCCAGGCGCGTGGTGTAGCCGCCGTCCGCGGTAAGGCTGTGCTGCACGTTCCCCCCGTACCAGATGATGGCGTCGATCTCGGCCTTCACGCCCTGCAGGGTGTAGGTGAGCTCGGGCATGAGCTCAGGCCGGCCCAGGGCGAGCTGGTAGGTGAGGGTGGCGGTACCGCGCTGCAGGCGGTTCCACTCGGCCCGGGCGGCGCGCAGCGCGGAGAGCTCGTCAGTGTAGGTGTGGCGTAGATCTTTCACGTTCTCGCCGCCGCCGGCGATGGCTTCCTTCTTCTTGGCGCTGTTGACGTCGTAGTAGAAGGCGCGCACGGCGTCGTAGCTCTCGCGGTCGGCCTGCAGGTAGCTGTGTTGGTCGCCGTCCTTACGGGTGAGGGTGACGTGGCCCAGATCGGCGCCGCTGACCGACTTGCCGCCGCCGGCCGGGAGGAACAGCAGCCGGCCCGCTTTCACGGTGGCTAACGCGTCATAGTCCTCGCCGAGGCGGGTCAGCAGGTTGGCGTCCGATTCCCCTGTCTGATCCAGCTGCAGGACCTGCTGCGCCTCGAGGTCGGGCGCGATGAGCGGGGTGAGCCCCTGGCGCGCAGCCAGGACGCGCAGCACGGCGCCCAGAGTGGTGGCGCTGTAGCTCTGGTCCCGTTTGGTCTTGAGGCCCTTGCGCAGGTCGGCGCTGCGGGCGCGGATGCTGAGCACGTCGGGGGCGCCGCTGTGCTCGGTCTCATCGACGACATAGCTGCCCTTGTCGATCAGGCCGGTGGTGGACCAGCCCAGCCAGAGGCGGATCTTGGCGCCCCGGGGCGGGATGGCCAGCAGGCCGTCGTGGTCGGACAGCACCAGGCTCAGCTGGTCGGCCTCGAGGCCGCGGTTGTCCGTCAGATCCAGGCTGATCAGCCGCGGCGCGATGAGGGCGCTGATGTCCTTGCCGTCGACCAGGAGCTGGTAGCGCGCCTGGGCATAGGTAGCGCCCTGCACCAGGTCGCGGCCGAGGGTGCGCAGCTGGCCGGTGGCGGTGTCGAGCAGCTCCTGGATCACAGCAGTTTCCTCAGCAGGGTACCCATGCCCGCCATGCCGGCGCCGAGCAGCTCGCGTCCGGTGTCGTCGTCGACGCGCTTGAGGGCGATGCTGAACTCGATGCGGCGCGGGGTGCCGTCCGAGAAGAAGAGCGTCTTGGTCTCGGTGATGCTCTCGATGACCCAGAGCCCGTAGATCCGCCCGCTGCCCTCGATCAGTGGCCAGGCGCCGCCGGTGCCGGCCATGTAGCGCAGCACGTCCAGGCTGCTGGGTGTACCGGCAAGCTCCGGGGCGAGCCAGCCGGGCAGGGTGATGCTGTCGTCGCCCTTGCCCAGGAACTGGCGCGCCGGTGCGGCGCCTACACGGGAACTGCTGGCGTGGCGGTATTCGGTCTGCCGCTGGAGCTCCTGGTAGGCGAGGGTGTAGAGGCTGAAGATGAAATTGCCGAGGGCCATCATCATGGTGATCAGCTCCTGTCTCTGAGGCTGCTGCGGCCGCGGGCGGCCTTCTGGCTTTCGATGCGGGCCAGGGCGGCCTGGACCTCGCGGGCGATCGCCTGGGCGTCCGTACCGGCACCCGCGTTGATAGTGATGTGGTAGACGTCGCCGCCAGCCGGCGCAGCAGGGGCGGCGGCGGACATAGCGGGTCGGTCGTCGAAGGTGATGCCGTTGGCCAGCGCCGGAGTGGCGGCAGTACCGATGCCCAGGGCGACCGCGCCGGCACTGGCGATACGCTTGGCGGTGTCGGCGATCTGGGCCAACGGACTGCCTTCACCCTTGCCCAGGCCGATGGCCAGGCCCTGCATGGTGAACTCACCCAGGGAGGCGAAGATGCGGGACGGCGAGTGGATGTCCAGCTTCTCCTTGAAGAAGTTGATCGCGCTCTCGCCGGCGCCCATCACCGCGTTCTTCACCGCGCCCAGGCCGCTGGTGATGCCGTTGACCAGGCCCTGCATCATCATGCCGCCGAGTTCGGTGAATTTGGCCGGGAGCTCGAAGCCGAAGTAGTTCATCACCGCCGCGAAGGCCCGGTAGAAGAGGCCGATCGGCGAGAAGTCCAGGATCAGCTTAGCGATCCCGGTAATACCACCACTGGCTCCCAGCTTCATCTCCTCCCAGATCCCTTTGAACCAGGGCCCGATGGTGCTCCAGTTGGCGTAGAGCAAAACGCCGGCGGTGACCAGGCCGAAGATGATCGCGGCAATGGGGTTGGCCATCACGGCGGCGCCGAGCAGCCGGAAGCCGGTGGCCACTAGGGGCAAGGCGGTCTTGCCGAGGTTGAACAGCAGGCCGATCAGACTCGGCAGGCGAATGCCGACCTGGGCCAGCATGAAGCGCAGCGCGAGGAAGGGACCCAGCACGCCAGCCAGCCCCAGGGCAACGGTGCCGAAGGCGATCGATACGGCTGACAGCACCGCGGCTACCTTGACCAGGTTGCCGGCGAGAGTGGGATTGGCCTCGGCCCAGGCGCCCGTGGCAGAGGCAGCATCGGTCAGCCAGGTGATGATTTCCTTGAGCTGGGGCGCGACTGACGCCCCGAACTGAGCTTGAGCGTTGGTAAAGCTACCTGTCGCTGCATCCCAGAGGTTGGTCACGGTCTTGAGCTGCTCGTTGACGCGCATCTGCAGGTCCGCCTGGGCCTTCATCTTGCCCTGGATTTCCTGGTAGCCGGCCAGTCCCTTGGACATCATGGTATTGAGCGCGGTGAGGGTCTCGGAGTCGTCGCCGAAGACCTGTTTCAGTACGCCCAGGCGGGTCTCGGTGTTGAGACTCTTGAGCTTGTCCAGCTGGGCGTAGAGCTTCTCCATGCCGCCGAATTCGCCCTTGCCATCGGTGAAGTCGAGCTTGATTCCCTTGTCCTTGAGGCCCTTGTTGGCCTTGCCGACCTTGTCCGTATCCATGCCCATCTGAAAGATCTTGCGTAGGGCGTTGCCGGCGGCGCCGCCTTCCATGCCGGTCTGGTCGAGCTGGATCAGCAAGGGGGCAAGCGCGTTGGCCGCCTCGAGGCCCTCCTTCTTGATGATGTCCAGCGCCGGGCTGATCTTGCTGAAGCCCTCGAGCATGTTGTTGGAGTCGACGCCCAGGTAGAAGCCGCGCTGGATGGTGTCCATCAGCCCCATGAGGTCCTTCTCGCTGGTGCGGGTGGCGTCCTGCATCTTGGCGGCGAACTCCGCGGCCTCGGTGACCGGCATCTTGAGCTGGACGCCCAGGTAGGCGGCAGCCTCGCCCATGCCGCCGAGGATGGTCTTGGCCGACATCCCCTGGCGCACCAGCATGGTCATCATTTCCTGGAATTCGGCAGTGGTACCGGGCAAGCGATCGCCCAGGCGCGTGGCCAGGTCGGAGATCTCCTTGAAGTCCTTGGGGACTGAACCATCGCTCAGCATCAGCGAGGCACGCAGCTGGGTGGCGGCGTCCTCGGCCGGGGCGAAGGCCTTGATCATGCCCAGCACCGGGCCGCCGATCGCGGCACCTGTGGCGGCCGAACTGGCGCCGGCCATGGCGGCGTTGCCAGCGAGCTCCTGGCCGCGCTTGAGCTTGTTGCGTGCGCTGGCCAGCTTCTCCTGGGTGCGATTGAGGCGCTCGAGCTTGCCCCGCTGGGTGTCGATCGCGGCATTGGCGCTGGTGATCTGCGCCTGCAGCCGCGCCTGGGCGCCGCCGAGGTCGCGGGTATCCACGCCACTGGCGCGCATAATCGGCAGCAGGCGCTGCAGCTCGGTGCGCTGGGCGGTGTGCTTGGCCTGCAGCTTGTCGACGGCTGCGGCCGCGTTGGCGAAGGTCTTCTGGAAGGCGGCGGACGGGGCGTCCATCGCCTTGAGCTGCTCGCGGTAGGAACGCAGCTTCTCCTGGCCCTTGGCCAGGGCCTCGGCGCTCTGCCGCACGGCCTCGCGCTGGCGCTGGTAGGCGCTGATGTCTTGCTGCTGCTGGTTGAGCTCTTTGACCCGGTCCCGGGCAGCCTTGAGCGCCCGGGCGGTCGCGTTGCCGCCCCCGGCGATGCGTTTGAGCGGGGCCGTGACCTTGTCCAGGGCGGACAGGAGGACGCGGATCTGCAGGTCATTGGCCATCGGGGGAGACTCGCTTGCGGGCGCGTTCGCGCCAGTCCATCAGTTCGGAAATGCTCAGCTGGTCGAGCTGAGCGGGGTGCCAGTGGAAGGTGATGGCGAGATCCGCCATCGCTTCCTCTACGTGGCGGGGAAGAGATCCGCCTTCATGGACTTCTTGAGCAAAAAACTCGCGACGACACTCCCGGCGTCGACCAGGTCGGCGGGGTCCATGGCGCGGACCTCGGCCTCGGTGAGGGTCGGGGTGCTGATGCGCGGGATCACGCGGACGATGGCGTTGACGTCCATCTGCAGCAGGTCGGACAGGGTGATGCCACGCAACGCGCCGGCGTTGGGCTTGCGCAGGGCGATCTGGGCAATGGTGGTCGCGCCGCGGACGATGGGCTGGTCCAGGACGATTACGTTTTCCGGTACCGGCTGCGGCGCGTTGTGGCTGTGGCTGCCGGCCTGGTCGAGGTTGATGGTGTGGGTGTTGTCGCCTGCAGGAACGGCGTGGGTGGTGTCGCTCATGGTGGTACTCCAGGTAATAGGCTTGTGAGATCAGGGGGGCCCGCCTGAGCGGGCTGGAAAAGGGGAGGGATCAGATGCCGAGCGAGGCGCGCTGCTTGGCCAGGCGGTCTTCGCCGCCAACGATCTCGATGAAGTTGAGGAGGTCGATCTCGATCACGGTCTCGCCGTCCACGATCAGCTTGTAGTAGCTGCCGGCGGTGGTGATCTTGTGCTCGGTGTCCTCGCCGGCGCTGGCTTCACCCATCTCGATGGATTCGTGGCGGCCGCGGACGACGATCTCGACAGCGGTCTCTTCGCCGGTGTCGTCCTGCTGGTAGCTGCCGGTGAAGCGCAGGGGCACGGCTGCGGCGCCCACGGCGCCGAATTGCTTTAGGACGGTGAGGTCCAGGCCGCCCAGGGACCATTCCAGCTGGATACCGTCGTCGGACATACCCAGGTCAGCCTTGACCGGGCCGTTCATGCCGGCGCCGCGGAAGGCTTCCATCTTGCGGCCGAGGGTCGGCAGGGTGACGGACTTGGCGACGCCCAGGTAAGAGTGGCCGTCGTTGAAAAGCATCATGTTCTTGAGTTTGCGGGGCATGGCCATGGGGGCAGCTCTCCAGTGGGCGCCCGTAGGGGCGCCGGGTGATCAGGATCAGGCGTTTACGCGGGTCGCGAAGTCGGCCAGGTAGCGGTCGGTGATGCGCTGGCGCAGGGTCATGTCTTCCAGCGGCGGGACCGGGGTGTAGTCGTAGTCCAGGAAGAGCTTGCCGACCTTGAGAGTGCTGGCGTCGTTGGCGTCGGCGTCGTACCAGCACTCGCCGCCTAGCAGGTAGCCCTGGCGGGTCAGTTCGCGGAACTTGGCGTTGATGCCCTCGACGATGTCGCGCACCAGGCTGGGGTGCATCGGGCGATCGACCGCCCAGAAATGCGCCTCGGCCATGGTGTCGGCCAGCACCTGGGCGGTGCGGGTGTAGTTCTCGAAGGTGAAGAGCGCGTCGTCGCTGCAGGTGCGCGAGCCCCAGAAGCGGTAGCCCTCATGGTTGATCAGCGTGGTGATCTGGTTGCCGTTGAGGTAGTCGCTGTCGGTGGCGGTGTTCTGCAGGTCCCAGAAGACATCCTTGGAAACGCCGGTGACGCCGGCCACGGCGACGTTGGAAAGGGTCTTGTGCCAGCCGGTCTCCTGGTCGATCTGGGCACGCAGACCCAGGGCGCGAGCGGTGGCGGCCGCGGTGACGGTCTTGTTGTCGGCGGTGGACCAGGCCAGGAAGTCCGGCCAGTGGAGCATCAGCTCGCGGGCGCTGAACTGGGTGCGGTAGGCGACGGCCTCTTCCTTGGTGGCGCAGCCATAGCAGCTGGCGTAGACGAAGGCGCGCAGCTGCTTGGCGATCGGCAGCAGGGCGGCGGTCACGGCCTGGGTATCGAGCCCGGGAATGCCCAGGATGCGCGGCGTCACGCCGAGCTTGGCCTTGGCCGCGAGCAGGGCCTTCATGCCGGTGTATCTGCCGGCGACCACGCCGCCGATCAGGTTGGACTGCAGCTCCGCCGCGCTGGCGCCGTCTGCGACCCGGACCACAACCACGACGGGCTTGGACTGGTCGGCGATCGCCTGCAGGGAGGTGGCCAGGGTGCCCTTGGTGCCGGCCTTGCCGACAGCGGCCTGGACGTTGGTCAACAGGACGGGCGTGTCGAGCGGGAAGGTGGTGGCATCGGCATCGCTGCCGGTGCAAACCATGCCGATGACGGCCGTGGAAACGGTGGAAATGGAGCGGGTGCCCTGATTGATCTCGAGGACACGCACGCCGTGATGGAAGTCAGCCATGGAGGGTAAGCCTGCGCAGGTGGGTAGGTGACGCTGCACAGGCTGGCGGATCCGCGCGCGCGGGTCGCGGGGCGGGAGTTGTAGCGGGCGCCGCTACAAAATCAGGCGGCGGTAATGAGGCTGGCCACGTCCGGGTTGGCGGCGAGGAAGGCCTTGAGCTTGTCGACCGGATCCTCGGCGTCGAAGGCGTTCGGGCGGTTAACCAGGCGCCAGGTGGTGCCATCCCAGCGCGGCCACTGGTTGTCCTCCCAGGTAGCAGGCGGCGGCGTTTCCACGCAGCGCGCCGGCAGGTGGTAGACGCCAGGCTCGAGCGGCGACTCATCGGCGGAGGTCTGGCCCTGGTAGAAGCCAGCCTGGTCGGTTTGATAGACGATCTTGTCCATGGGTTGCCTCAGTACTTGATGATGGCCAGCAGCGCGATGTTGCGCGGGCGCGCCTCGCTGCCGCCGCTCGGGTCGATGGTGACGACGTGGCTGTGGTCGCCGTTGGTGGTGGTGTTGTAGTTGGTGTCGCGGTCGGTGAAGTTGTTGCCGCCGGACAGGCCGCTGCTGCTGGTCTCGGCGGTATCGGTGTTGGTGTAGACGTGGGAATGCGCGCCGGCCTGGGCCGTCTTGCCGGTGTGGGTGTGCTCCTGGTTCTGGCTCAACTGGCCGGTACCCAGGCCGCGGCCTTTGTCGATCCCGCGGCCGTCGTCCAGGCAGCGGATGAACTCGCCGCGCAGATCCGGCAGGTTGAAGGTGGTGAAGCCATCACCGGCGCCGTGATAGGTGCCCAGGGCGGCAAACAACTCGGCGTAGGCGGTGCGCGAGATCGCCGCGCCGTTGGCCTTGAACCAGCCGGCCGGGGCGGTGGTGCCGGCGAAGTAGCCGACCGTGCCCGCCGGTACCCGGGTAATCAGGGCGTCCACCTCGGTCCTGCTGTAGAGCTCCAGGTTGGTCCGGGCCTTGGCCTTGTCGGGCACGTCGGCCAGGTTCTGGGCGCGCAGCAGCGGATCAAAGAAGGTGCCGAGCGGGTCATTCTGGGCCAGCACGATCTTGGTGCCGGCGACGTAGCTGCTGGTGAGCTTGAGCGCGGTCGTGCTGGTGGCGGTCCACTCTTCGCCAGCGCGCAGCCGAGTACCCGCGATGTAGATCGCCAGGCCCACGGTGGTGGTCTTGGCCAGGTTGACCACGGTCTGGTTGGCAGCCAGCGTCTGGATCTCCTCGATCGAGCGCACCACCACGTTGGCCTGCGTGGGGTCGGTCCAGGCATAGGCGCCGTCGGCATTGCCTGTTTTGGCCAGCACCTGGTTCGTGGTACCGCCGGGGATGATCAATGCCTTGGCGAAGGTATTGAGCACCCAGGTGTGGCTGGCCACTGCCAGGTTCGGATCCACCTGCAGGTTGATCACCGAGGCATTCGAGGCCAGGAATTGCACGCGCAGCACGGCGTCCGAATAGGCGCCCTCGCCGGGCAGCGGCTTGTAGGTGTCCGGCAGGTTGCCGACCACGAACAGGCTGCCCTGGTCGTCGAAGAGGCCGACCTCACGCAGGGTGAAGCCGCCGGTCGCCGCCGGGATCACGATCTCGGCGATGAAGCCGCGCGGCTCGTCCGGATCCTGGTAGACGCGGTTGATGGTGGTGCGATAGCGCTCGCGCACCAGCTGGGTCATACCCTCAGCCGGGGTGACGAGATTGCCATTGCCGTCGCCTACGGCGGCCTGTGTCAGGTTGATGGCGATGCCGGCAGCCTCGGCCTGGGCCAGGCGCTTGAGCCCGTAGGCGGTGTGTATCGTGTGGAAGTCCATGCTCAGCCCTTGCTGCCGGTGTGGTAGTGACTAGCCCCGCCGAGGCGTGGCCCGATCCAGAAAATGAATGCCCGCCAGCGCGCTTCGCCCTCAGCCCGGCAGGCGCGGTACAGCACCGCGTCCGCCGCAGCCCGGGGCAGCTGGCCGGTACGGTAGAGGAAGTCGTGGACGAAGGCGGCCAGCACGGCGTAACCGGCCAGGGCGGCATAGACGCCAGTGGCGGCGATGCTGGTCCACAGCAGCGGATCCGCGGCCGCCTGCATGGGCAGCAGCAGGGCGCAAAGTGCGCCGGCCACCCAGGCCAGGACGTCCAGGATCAGGGCCCATCGCGCGACCTCGCGCAGAAAGCGGATCGACGCCAGGTCGCTGCGCTCGCCCACGGGGACCACGATGCGACCGTAGACCGGGTCGACGAAGACCAGCGGCTCGACCAGCTCCCAGGTCCAGCGGTCCACCTGGCGCATCGCCGGGCGCTTCTCGAAGTGGCCCTTGCTCATACCGGCCACCACTTGTCCGCGGCGAAGTCCTGGGGGATGGGCGCCATTGCCTTGAGGTCGCTGCCAGCCTGCACCAATGCGCTCTTGCGGGCCGTAGCGGCTTGGCCCAGGGCGAGGGCGGTCTGGGCATCCATCGGCACGCGACTGTTGTCAGCGGCGATCCAGAAGAAGTCCTTGGCCACGTCCGCCCAGCGCAGCTCGCCGGCTTTGGCGCCATTCATGATGGCGGCGAGTGCGTTGTTCATGGCGCCCAGGATGTTCTCCCGGTCGCCAGCCTCGCGGGTCTGGTAGTGCTTGCCCTGGAACTCGAAGCCCAGCTCGACGCGGCGGTCCCGCTCGGCGTCGACCTGGTCAGCAGTGATAATCGGCAGCGGCTGCTCTGGCGCCTTGTCGGCGGCGATCCAGACCTGACCATTCCAGACAGCCACCTGGCCAGCCTTGAGCTTGGGCGGCGCGGTCGGCGTGCTGCGCTCGGGGATGCCTGCCATCGGGTCGGCCTGGATGGATCCAGCCAGGACGCCATCGGCGCCCCATTGATAGAGGGTGATGGTGTCCATGGTCATTTGGCCTTGATGAAGGTTGCGTAGGGCGCCACCTGGGCGAGTGATTTCGGGACCTTGAATAGGGTCTTGATGTCGTAGGCGGGCAGGGCCTTGGTCAGCCCGCTACCGCTGCCGGCTTGGGAGTACCAAGTGGCCTGTCCGTCAGTGCAGACGGCGACCGGCCAGGTATTGTTTGTGGGAGCGCCGGCGACGGAGATGCCGGAGACCCCACTGGCGTCGGTCGTTACGACGAAGCGCATGGCGCCGCTCGTGTAGCAGGTCGCCACCCCTATTCCCATGGCATCCAGGGCCACCATATAGGGCTGTCCTGAACCACCCATGTTGAGGACGCCGTATTTCCAGGACAGGCCGTCCGTGCTCACGGCCACAACCTGATAGTAGGTACTGCTGATTATGTAGAGGCCAGCCGCGACCATGACGCCACCCGCGGAAGCGGTCGCATAGTAGTCGGTCGCTCCATAGCCGAGCGCTACAGATGCCCAGGTGAGGCCGTTGTCAGCGCTGCGAAAGACGGTGTTGGTTTGTGTCCCAAGAACTATCCAAACGCCTGACCCATTGGCGACCGGGTTTCGCCTTGAATTGTTCGGCGCGGCGACCTTAGCCCAGGTCAGGCCGTTATCAGCTGAGCGCATGACAAAGGCGCCATTAGTGCTCGCAATCCAGACGCCTTTCTTGTCAGTTCCTACGCCGAGCAGGTCCTGACCTGCCCCGGTATCAATTGCGGCCCAGGTCAGGCCGTTATCTGCCGAGCGCATGACGAAGCCGGAAGGACAGGCAACGATGAAGACGCCATTCCCATCGGTTGAGCCGCCATTTATCGAACGGTTGGGGGGCGTGATGGTGCTGAAGGTACTTCCGCCGTCGGTGCTGCGCCTAAAGAGGTTCGTGTTATTGGCGTAATCATTCATCAGGAGGACGCCATCCTTGCCGACAGCCATAAGGATGGCTGTCCCTGACATTGGCGAGGAGATGGTCGTCCAGTTGGTCGTGGTGGCATCGATCCCGATAAGCCCAAGCTTTGCGAAAAGGCCGGGGTAGCTCGATTGCAGGTAGATCGCGCCGTCGGGAATCCACGTCGCATCAGGCGCGCCGCGCACAGTGGTCAGCAGGTCGCCAATGCCCGGTTTCCAGTAGCTCCCAACCAGGGTTTCCGCCCAGGTCTTCGTAGCCGCGTGGAGCGGGTCGGTTGGATCGCCGGCCAACTTGAGGGCGCCGGTCATGGTGCCGCCACCCTTGGCGAGCTTGGCGGTGTCCAGATCGGCGATGGCCTTCGCGTTGTCGGCGATCCCTTTCGCCTGGGTGCCCAGAGCCCCGTCGACCGTGGTCGCACCGAAACCGATCAGCTTCGCGCCGCCGGCGGCGGCCAGGTCGTTTCGGGTGGCGCTGGCGGCCGCGATCGCAGCGGCAAGGCGGGAGACCACGCTGGGCAGCGTCTCCACCTTCTTGCCGTCGACGGTGATGTAGTAGCCCGCGGCGTTACCGTTGGCGAAGTCGGCGATGCGCGCCTCATTCCCCCGGAAGCGGGTGATTACCTCAGGTAGGGTCAAGTCAGCCATTTTTCAGTTCCAGCGCCTGGACCAGGTCCACGTTGGTGAGTTGGTGCAGCCCGGACTCAGCCAGGACAAAGCCAGGCTCCAGGGCGGCGTATTGGGTGTCGGAGGGGCGGACGGTCAGCTCGAAGCCGGCCGCGGTGACAGCGCCGCGATAGGTGCGGGTCTTGGTGGCGACGCGCAGCTCGATGGTGTCCAGGTGCGAACGCAGGTTCTTGGCTGCCTCGACGACGGGCATAAAGCGCAGGGCGCTGCTGTTGGGCACGCCGATCTGGTCGACGTCGATTAGCAGGCGGAAGGTGCCGGGCTTGCCAGGCGGATCCTGCTGGTACCACTCCTGGACGCGGATCGGGAAACCCAGGGCGGCCAGGGCGTCCTTAATGGCGCCGAAGGTGCCCTTGGTGCGGTGGACCTGGATGCTGGCGCGGATGGTCTGGCGCTTCTGGTTCTCGCTCCACAGCGGATCCCAGGCGTCGACAGACAGGGCCCAGGCGAGCCAGGGCAGCTGCTCGGCCGGCGCGGTGTTCGGGTCCCAGACCGACCGGGTGGGCACTGGCACGTCGCTGATGGCGCTGCCGGTTTCAGCCAGGCGCCGCTCCAGGTCCGTGCTGTTGGGTGGCAGCAGCTCAGACATTGGTAGCGCCCGCCACGGTCAGGGTGACGCCGGTCAGGTTGCTGGCTTCGCCGTTGCCCAGCACCAGGCTGGCGGCGGGCTTGGTGAGCTTGACCGCCTGGACGCCGGACTGGTGCAAGGCCTTATACAGGCCGGACAGGGCGACGTCGTAGCCGATCTTTTTCACGCTGGCGGCATAGTCCTCGACCGCCTTGTAGGCGGCCGCGACCACGACATCGGAATCCGGACCGTCGTAGAGGGTGAGCTCGGCGTTGACCTGGTAGTCCACGATATTGGCCGACAGCACGGTCACCTTGTCGGTGAGCGGGCGGACCTTCTCGGCGTTGAGGGCGGCGGTGACCTTCGCCAGCAGCTCGGGCGAGGCCAGGCCGGTACCCAGGCGCGACAGCACGTAGATGGTCACCTGGGTCGGCGCTGGGCTGATGGCCTGAACGTCGCGGACGTTGCCATCGGCGGACAGGCCGTGGAAGACGTAGCTGCCCTGGCTGCCGGCGGTGGTGTAGCCCTCGGGGGACAACTGGATCCGCGCGCGGAAGTCGTCGTCGGATTCGTAGACGGCGGCGGTGGGCGGCACGGCGTTGGGATTGGCGGCCTTGAGCAGCAGGCGGGTTACGCTGAAGTTCGCGCCCAGCTGGTCCAGGTCGGTGCCCACGGCGAAGGCGAGCATCACGCCGCGGGTGGCATCGTTGACCCGCTGACGCAGCACCAGCTCCCGGTAGGCGTTCTCCTGGAGCAGCTTGTTGACCGGGTCCGACTCCAGGGCCAGGCGCTCGCGGATGGCGGCGCGCTCGGCCGCAGGGTAGAGGCTGATGAGGCGCTCCTTGCGGGCGGTGAGCAGGGTCTCGAAGTCCAGGGTCTCGACGATGGTCGGGGCCGGCAGCTGGCTGAGGTCGATGGGGCTGAAGGTGTCGACCATTACAGGCCTCCCAGGGTGAGCGGTGCGCGGAGGCTGACGGCGGCGTCGTTGACGGTGCTGTAGCCCTCGAGGTCAACGAAGGCCTGGCCCGGGGCGTCGCCCAGGGCGATGCCGATGTAGGTGAGGTTGAGGCGGGGCTCCCAGCGCAGCAGGGCGGTCACGGCGGTGGCCTTGGCCTGCAGGGCGAGGGCAGTGTTGAGCGGCTGGTCGAGCAGGCTGAACAGGTCGCAGCCGTACTCGCGGCGCATGGTCCGGGTGCCGATCGGTGTGGTGAGGATGTCGGCCACCGACTGCTGCAGGTGTTCGAGCTCGGTGACGGTCAGGCCGGTGGTTCGGTTCATGCCGTGGGCGCTCCGGTCTTGCCGCTGCCGGTCTGCACGCCGCCGTGGGGGTGCTTGACCAGGCTGATGCCGGCGGCGATCACGTCCTCGCTGACGACCACCTTGCCGGTGACGCTCTGGTTGCCGGTCTGGGTGTAGTCGCCCTGGTGGTTGATCGGGCCGACGATGTTGATGCCGCCGGGGCTGGTCAGGTCGGTGACGCCGGCGGCGGGCAGGATGGCCCGCAGGCGATGGGCCACGCTGTCGTACTCAACGACGGCGCCGTCCGGGTAGGTGCGGCGGTGCAGACCGGCGCGATCGCCGTTGGCAGGAATGAGGGCGCTGAACAGGCCGCCGATGGCGATGCCCTGGGCGGTCTGGCCGCTGGGGCTGAAGACCACAACCTGTTCGCCAACGGTGGGCGGATCCCAGTCGCGGGTGGTGCCAGCGCGCAGGGTGGCCCAGGGCAGCCAGCCGGTCAGCAGCTCGCCGCTCTGAACCCGAACCCGGGCAGGGCGTTTGTCTGGGAGACTGCCATGGTCGACCTCGGCAACGGTGCCGAGGCGGATCAGGTTCTCGATGAGGCGGGAAAGGGCGGCGATGTCGGTCATGCCGCGGAGGATGGCGGCCGCGCGCGCGAGGTGCAGCCAGACGGATTTGTAGCAGGGTCCGCTACAAATCGAACGCGAAATCAGGCTCTTGGTAAGCTTCAGCTAAGGCCATCACGGTTGCTATAAGTGGAGAGGACGCCATGTTTGCTAGAGAATTCGACTTGTTTTTGCAAGAGGGGCATTTGGCCAGGTCATGTTTATTGTCTGGCTTCGGATTTCTTAATAGAGCGGATTATATGGAGAGAAAAGGAAGTTATTACTCTGCCTTTTTCCAGCTGTCTATTGGCATTGAGCGTCTTATTAAAATCGCCTATATGCTGAATCATAAGCTCGAAAATAACATGTCGCTCCCCGACGAAAGTTCTCTTACTAAGTTGGGGCACAACCTGTTAAGGGGTTATGATATTTGCTCTGGATTTAATGGCGCTCCTGAAGGTTTTGCTAAGCCTGATAGCATTGAGTACGACATCCTAAGTGCTTTGTCAGATTTCGGGCGTGGCTCTAGGTATCACAACCTGAACGAGCTACTCGGCAAAGCGCGGCACGTTGATCCAATCAAGGCATGGCACGACTTACACCTTCGTATCGCGAACGAAGACCTCTCCTACAAAAAGCAAGAAGCTCTTAATAAGCGAGCTATAGATTATTGTGATCGGATGGGGCGCTTTCACTATGCCCGGAATGTTAATGGTGAGTATGTTCCGTATGTAGATATTCTGGCTGGCTTTTATACTATGGAGGCGGCAACGCCATATTGTGTTTGGCATGTGCTTGCGCTGCTTTCGCCATTCTATAAATTGCTTTACACACTTTGTTCGAAGCTCCATTTAGAAGAAAATGGAGACTCTGTTCCTTACATGTACGAATTCTTTGTTTTTCTTCTGTGTAATAAGCGCACTGTATTGCAGAGAAAGTCTTGGGTCTCTCTTTATGATTAAAGGTCAAGATGGTCGAGAGCTGTGTCTCTAATGTTGTTTAGATCTTGTTCCGATAATCCAAGTAACTCGCGGCGGGCGTAGCGGACCTCGGGGGATCCGCGCTCGGCGCGGTCTTTCAGGCCGTACTGGTGGACGCGGGCGATACGGGAGACGCGGCCGGCGAAGCCGATCACCGCCTGCTGGGGCGAACCCTTGGCCTTGAGGTAACGGGCCATCTTGAGCTTCTCGAACATGCGCCGCTTGATGCGGCCCTTTTTGCCACGCAGATCCCGCGGCTTGCGCGCCTCGAACGGCGAGCCGTCCGGGTTCACCTGGGCGCGGATGCGCTGCTGCTGGCTGCGGCGCAGCTGCTGGGCAGCCTTCCGTGCCAGTTGAGCCCGACCGCGGCCGTCGAGTTTCTGCAGCAGCGGCGAGAGCCAGGTTTCCAGCGCCTCGAGGTCAGCCACGGCTGCGGCCCGGCTGCGGTGTTTCCAGGGCGATGGCGTCGCCAGCGGATCCGGACTGCCACTCGGCCAGCAGCTCGCCACCGGCGAAGATCTGCCAGGTGCCTGGCTCTTGGTACTCGGTGTATTTCGATTCTGGAACGTGGCTCAGCTGATAGGTGCCGTCTGGCTGGCTCTTGACGACCACGCGCTCGGTGAGGGGCAGGGTGATCGCCAGATCCACCTTGGAGTTGTCCAGGATGTCGGCCTCGAAGCCGATACCCTGGGCGGACTTATCCAGGTTGACCAGGAGCTCGGACTGGTTCGTCCGGACCCAGGCCAGCAGCGGCAGCATCACGGCATCCGGGTGGCCGGCGAAGTCGGTGAGGATGATCTGCAGCTCGTAGCCGTACTCCCAGGACAGGCTGGCCGCGGCGGTGCAGCGCAGCTTGCCCTTGTCGATGAAGACCAGCAGCCGGTCAGGGCTGTGGCGCAGCTCCGGCACGGCCGCGAGCAGATGAGCGCGCAGGCTCTCGGGCTTGTTCATGGGTGGGCCTGCTGGGCGTCATAGACCATATCGACCTGGGCGGCGCAGTCGGCCCAGGCAGCTTCCAAGACCTCGCTATCGTCCAGTAGCTCGCCGTTATTGCGCGGGTGGGTCGACGGCAGCTGGCAGCGCGTTACCACTGGACAGCCACTCACGGTAAGCCGTGGCTCCGGTGAGGACGGGCCGCTGGCGCAGCCGGCGAGCAGCAGCAGGCAGAGGCTGGCCAGCCCAAGCCTTGAGTTCAGCGTTTTCATGTTCGAGCTCCTGGATCCGGCGCCGGCGGACATCGATCTCGCGGCGCAGGTCTTTCTGGTTGGTCTGCAGCCGGACCTGGGCGGCCCGCTGCTCGGTGAGGGTGTCGGTGAGCTGGTCGCGCTCGCCCGTCAGCTGGGTAACCTTGCCCTCAGCGGCCTCGCGCTTCTGGTTGGCCTGGTCTATGCGCAGGCCCTGCGCATAGAGGGTCAGGCACAGCACGGCGATCGTGAGGGCCAGGGCCAGCGCGAAGAGCGCCTTCTCCTTCCAGCTGATCATTGGCGGTACCAGCCAGCGCGGTTCATCGCCGCCTGGTCCAGGTGCTCGAGCTCGCCAATCACCACGACAGCCCGCACGCCTGGCTTGGCGGTCTGGATGGCTTCACAGAGACGCTCGGCTTCTTCAAAGGACGCGCCGGCCGGCAGGATGAAGACCTCCCCATCCTGCGGCTCCAGGCGCTGCACCTCGGTGACGGGTGTCATGCGGCGTCCTTAGCCGGGGCGGCGGCGCTGTAGCGGGCGAAGGCGCGCTCGAGCTTCACGTCGTAGAGATTGCGGGCGTAGGCCGCGCCGTTGTAGCCGCGGGCGAAGTCAGCCCACTTGCCGGCCTTGAGCGCCTTGAGCAGCGCGGGCTCCGCCTTGACGAAGCGGACGAAGGCGTCGAGCTGCTCGGCTTCGCTGGTCTGCATACGGGTGACGAAGTCCTGGACGCTGGCATAGCCCAGGTCCTGCCAGTGGTAGCCCATGACCTGGAACAGGCCCCAGCTGCACGACTCCAGCGCGCAGGCCTCGTCGATCTGGCGGGCCGAGGTCAGGCGCTGCCACTCGGCCGCGCCGCCGGCGTAGCCGCCGGACTTCGGGTTGATCAGGTTCGGATTGAGGGCTGCCAGGCGATCGGCCTCGGCCTGGCCGTGGGCCTTGACCAGGCGCTGGTAGAAGACGTGGCGCTCGAACAGGATCACCACCTTGCCGTTGTCCAGGAAGCCTTCGCCCTTGGACTCGACCTCATTGACCGCCTGGACGGCCGCGACGGGGACGCCCAGGGTTTTGGCGGCGAGCTCGAGGTCGGCGAAGCCCAGGTGTAGCGGGTCGCGCTTGCCCAGCAGGGCGGCGAAGGTCTTCGGGCCGGCAATACCATCGGCAACCAGGCCGACAGAGCGCTGGAAGGCTTCGACGGCATGCTCGGTGCCTTCGTCGAAGTCGCCGTCCAGGTCGACGGTGAAGCCGGCCGCGGCCAGGGCTTTCTGCAGGTCGCGCACGGCCAGGCCGTGGGCGCCGATGATCAGGATCTTGGGCTGGTTCATTGCGTTTCCACCTTGCGTTCGACGAAGCGTTTAGCCGCGGCGCGAGTGCCCTCGACGCCCAGCAGTCCGATGATTCCGCCCCAGAAGGGGCCGGTGCTGGCAGGGATGCCCAGCAGGGAGAGGCCGTGGCTGGCGGCCAGGGCCAGGGCGCCGCAGAGGGGCGCCTCGAGCAGCACGCGGCGCAGGGTGCCGCCGCTGTAGGCGATCCGGAGGCCGGCGATGACGCAGGCGACCATGGCGGCGTAGAGGGCGGGCCAGTTGTGTTCGAGCCAGGTGGCGAACCAGGCCCAGGAGTCAGGACGGTCAGGCATGATGTTTCTCATCTAGTCCCAGAGGCTGACCGGCTGCTGCGCGGCGATGCCGGCAGAGGCTTGGGCGGGGGCGTCTGGCAGGGTGATAGGGGTGCCGATCGGCAAGATGGGGCCCAGCTCAGCCAGGCCCGGGTTGGCTTCGAGCGCGGCCTCGGTGACGTCCTGGGTGCGCCCGTAATGCCGCAGGCAGATCCGGTCCAGGGTGTCGCCTTGCTGGGCGCGCACGACGGTGGCCATCAGATGAGCTCCACGGTGGTCCGGGCCAGGCCCAGGAAGTCGCGGATGGCCCAGCGCTGATCGCGGCGGTAGTCGTCGATGGTGGGGGTCTCCGCCTCGGCGTCCTTGTTGCCCTTGGCGGTGCTGTCGTAGCTGCGGTACCGCTCAACCACCTCGGCCGCCGTGGCAGCATCGATCGCGCTCAGGTACAGGTGAGCGCGCTCGCTGAGCCCGTCGATCTGGGTGCCAGGTACAGCGGCCAAGGTGGTGTAGCCGCCGGTGACCTGGGCGAAGCGAAAGCCCGCGAGCTCGCGATTGACGCTGATGGCCGCCTTGATCACAGCCGCCTTGAGTTTCTCGGTACTGACACTGCCGTCGATGCGCAGCCGCGCGCGGACCTGGTCCAGCTCGATCGCTGGCCAGAAGGGATCGGACACAACCTGACCGCTGGCGACGGTGCCGCCTGCAACGAATCCGCTCATGGTGCTGCTCTCGAATGGGTCGCCGGTGGTCGGGGCTTCACGGTCCCAGGCGAGGCCTGGCCGATCCGCCCTGAGCCGGCGGGGTTGCGGGGGACCGCTCGGTTAGCCGCCAGGGGCGGCATGTTTCTTGGCCAGGCGCTCGGCCCGTTCCAGGTCTTTCTTGCCGCCGCAGCGGTCATGCAGGCCGATCGCCTTGCGCAGCATCTCGATGGCCGAGACCAACTGGCCCGGGCGACCTGGTCGATCCTCGTCGACGTCGGTCAGCTCGGCCCGGCCGATGGCCAGGTAGAGCTTGGCGCGCGCCTCGTCGGGCATGTCGTGCTCATCGGTGAGCACGGCAGTGCGGACCAGGATGTCCAGGTCGAAGGTCTGGCCGGCCTTCTGCGTTGCCAGCGCGCCTTCGGCGACTTCCTCGGCGATCAGGCAGCCGGGGGTACGCTCGAAGCGATCGGGCATCAGCAGGCCGTGGCGCAGCACGTAGGCGGCGATGTCCAGGGCGCCGGCGAACTCACCGGCATCGATGCGCCAGATCATCACGGTGACCAGCACCTCGTCTTGGGCGCCGTTGCCGCCCTCGAGCACGCCGCTGACATAGTCGGCGTAGGCGCCGAGCAGCTGTCGCTTGAGCTCTGCCTTGGCCTGGGTGGATTGCACCTGCTTGAGTCGCAGCCGGTCCTGCAGCAGCTGAGCCAGCTGCTGCTCGTACACGGTACGGCCCGCCATGCTGTCGGCCGGCCCGACTGCTGCAGCGGCGATTGCCGCTGCAGCTGCCAGGAAGTGCCGTTTCGCGGGAGAGGAGGCCATGGCTTATACGCCCGTCTCGATGTTTTCGATCAAGCAGCCGAAGCCGTAGTCCTCGATCACGTAGGCGTCGTTGCTCGACTCGTAGTTCTCGATGCGGTTTTTCTCCGGCGCTTCCTTGACGAAGCGGCGACGGCCACCGGTTTGGTAGTAGATCGCCAGGTTTTCGAGCGAGGTGATGAGCATGCCCTTGTCCGGGCAGTAGGGGACCTCGACCGGCTGCAGGCCGCCCATGCGCTTCTGAGCCAGGATCAGGTCGGTGGCCAATTTCTCGCTGGGTGCCTGCTCGCGGTTGACCAGGGGGAAGTACTTGTCGTGGACCAGGTCGCGGCCGAGGATCACCACCAGGCCCGGATCCTTGCGGTACCAGGGGTCGATCAGGTTGCTGACCGCGTCGAAGACCAGGGCATCCAGGTTGTTGTAGTCGGCGTCGGCGCCGGTGCCGATCACGATCTTTCCGGCGGTCTTGCCGGACTTCAGCACGCGCTGGGATGCGTTGTTGCGGTACTGCTGCAGCCAGCCGATGTTGACGTCCTGGAGCAGCGGGTTGGTGGCGCGGTTGGTGGTGGCCGCCGCGCTGGTGCCGTTGAAGCCGATCATCAAGCGGTCCAGGGCCTGGCGCTTGACGATGGCGTCACGCAGGCGCGCCTGGAAGTCCGGGAACTTGGCCCAGGCGTCCAGCAGCGAGTAGGGGATCGCGGTGTCGAAGTCGGTCTTCTCGCACTTGTAATCCTGCTTGTCGGTGCTGGACACGTCGCGCGGATTTCGGCTGGCCGAGCCGCTGGTATCGGTACGGCTGGCGATGGTGCCAGAGACGCCCAGGCCGACCTTTTGGCCGAGCAGCTCGTCGACGCCGATGATGTTGATCTTGCTCAGGAAGTCGCTGGACTCCTGGATACGGGTTTCCAGCTTCTGCTGGACGGTGGGGTCGACGGCGAAGGTCGCACTCGCCGAGGACACGCCGCTCAGGGCGGCGACTTGGGCCAGGTAGGCGGCGTACAGGGCACGGGTATCGTTACGCATGGATCTCTCCGGGAAAGTGAACGGCTGATCAGCAGTCGGTCAGGGTCTTGCCATCGCCGCCGGTGACCGGAGGGCGTTTGGTCTGGTTGGGGTCTTGGGTCTGGCTGAGCTGCACCTGCAGGGCGGTGAAGTCGGTCTGCAGCTGCGCATGCTTGCCCGCCAGCTCGGCGAGAGCGGTTTCGGCGTTGGTGAAGCGGCTGTCCTGCTCGCGAACGTGCTCAGCTACCGCGGTGACGGCGGCGCCGAACTGGGCGAACTCGCCTTCGGTGCGTGCTTCCTTGCCCTTAAGCAGATCGGTGACCTTGGCGAAGAGCAGGGCGCCCAGGCTGGGCTTGTCCTCGACTTCGGCGAAGGTAAGGGCGGTCTCTTCGGCCACGGTGAAGAGGTTGTCGGCGTGCTGCTTGCGGCCGGCATAGGGGTTGCCGGCGGGGTTGGCCGCGGCGAAGGACAGCACGTCGGTACCCAGGCTGGCCG